GCGCGAGTAATAATATTAGGAAGCTCGCTTACAAAAGTAGACTCTGTCGTTTCAAGGTAGTCTTGAATTGATGACTTTAGTGTTGTAAATGTCCACGCCATTAGGAGGTCACCACCGTAACTTTTCCTGCGTGAGCGGATATATCTAAGCCTACAGTTCTACTGCCAAGCTGAGTTACGCCCCCGCCAACAGGATTAAATGCAAATAACTCTCTGCTTTCCGCCTGCGCTCTGTCTGGTCGCGGGTTTCTGAGAGACTGATCATCATTCATTCTGATCCTACCTAACTGTAGTTGAGGTTGATCCTCATCAACAACATCTTTTCCTACGAGAAGGCCGGTAGGGCGCTGATTAACTATCTCAGGCACCAAATCCTTTAGCCGATACCTAAACCCCGTTAGATCGCAAAATCCAAAAGCATATTTACCTTGAGTCCTGCTCAAAACTTATAGCCTCCGGGAGACACATAAATAGAAGCCTTTTCTCTATCTGCATCAGCCGCTAGAGTCCACTGAGACTCATACTCCGCTTTCATAATCGGTGCTTTTGCGTTAGCCTCAACGTACTTTAAACAAAGCTGATACGCTAATCCTGCAACAAGACAGGGCAAGTATCTGACAGGTATGCTCATGTTTAACGATGCAGGTTTACCGGCATCTTCGACCCTTCGGAGGTAATAATATGAAAGGTGATATGTTTGTTGGCTATCTGGAACAGGCCACAAGTTAAACGTTATACCTGATGGCTTTTTATCTAGCCAAAACTGCAAAGGCTTACCGCTAGTTAATTTATTAGAAAGATGAGCGTATTGACTACCAGAAATTCTTGTAAGTGTTTGATCAAACTGACTAGATGTATTTCCGCTGTTTGTTCTAATAAACGCTTCCACTATGTCTAACTTGTCAGCACTAAGCGGGTACGTTTCATCGCCCGAAGTTAACTGCTCTGAAGCAAACTCTACAGTCCAAAGATTAAGACCTCTGTTTTGCCATTCAAGCATTATCAAGTTAATACTTCTTCTTGCTGTGCGATAGTCGTAACCACTTCTTAGCTCAAGACCAGCAAGCTCAAACGACTCTTCAATAGCATCGCCTAAATCTAAATCAAATGCATATGTTCCGCTTGTCGCCATTTTTATTTCCTTTTCGATTTAGCGCCAGAGCATTTCCATCGCTTGCGAGAAAGATTGTTAGGAGTATTCGGGTCATTCTGTTTCTTTTTGGAAAGACGCTTTTTAATGCCTAAACTTCTAGCGCAGTAGCTGTCTCCCTTTGACGTACCAGTCCTAACCCTTGGGCCTCCTCCCTTGGCCTTTCCTGCCTGACCATAGCTAACCTTCTTGCCGGAGGAGGTAACTTTTACCTTTGCTTTACCTTTGCGTGGCGTAGCCATTATCGATGTCTCGCTGTTTTCTTAGCAATCTTCTTTGGTTGTTTGCTATGTTGCTTGCCCTTTTTAGTATCCGCTCTTTTCTTTTTGGTTGTTGCGGCATACTCTTTGTCTGTTAGTGCCTCCCTCGCCTTCTTGGGAAGATAACGCTCACCAGTCTTCCCGCTAGGCTTGCCGCTCTTGGTTCCCCAGTTTTCCTTAGACCACTTGGAGAGAGACTTTTGAGATTTAGCGCGAGCCATATCTAATTATCCTCATCAACCTCGTAATCCTCGTCACTGTTTGCGTATAAATTATCAAACACAACAGAAGGATCAGTGTAGCTTTCATGTCCCTCCGCAGAGTGTAACCTCTGACTAGGGAAGAAATCCGGTGCGCCATCTCCTGTGCGCCAGAGTGCTGGACTAGTTGCCCTAACACGATTGTTAGGCAGTGCAACCATATTCCCGTACCACGGGCCGGGTTCCGTAATGTACATCAAGTGGCTTTGCTTATGTTGCGCTGGATCATCTGCTATGTGATGATCTGTATAATCAACCGTAAATAAATACCTTGCAGAGTAAAACTCATGGTTAATCTTAGCAAGCCAAGGACTGCTACTTACCCTATCCATTGTAATAATAGAGTGATCGCGTGATTCACAGTCCCAAGGTTGAGCTAAATGATCGCTCATTTTTTCAGGCCAATCCTCCATAACAATATCTGCAACTAATGCTTGCAACGGCATTCTTGCCCACATTGCTCCTCCATGAAGGTTTTCCATATCCTCATCATCATCAACTTCACAGCCTGTAAAAACAACTTGGAAGCTCAATGAGCGATCCGGTATCGTATTCACAGCTATAACTAGAGCGTGTAAATATTCGCCATGATATCTTTGATGGTTACAAGTAAACTCTTTCCGCACCCAACATTTAAAATGCGGAATGTTACTTATCAGGTAAGCCATTAAGATTTTTCTACTTTAAAGCCTTTACCCTTTAAGAACGATTTAGCTTGCGCTACAGTCATAGCAGATCCTTTGGCTTTTTTCTTTGATGCACCGCCACCTGCCGTTCCTTTAACTCGCTTTCCACCCGCCATTCCGCCAGTTGCTGTAGCTTTAACTCGCTTTCCACCCGCCATTCCACCAGTTGCTGTTCCCTTGACTCTTTTACCACCCGCCATTCCACCAGTTGCTGTTCCCTTGACCCTTTTACCGCCTGCCATAGGTCGCGCTTTTTTCATATCCATAGCTTTTTTCATTACTTGTATCCTCCACCAGCATCTTTGTATGCTTTAGCAAGCATCTGAGCTTTTCTAGCAGACCACTGCCCAGACTTGCCGCCCTTGGTTCCCGCCTTTATGCGATTAAACTGACGCTTACGCATATCAGGCTTTGTATAATTACCAGCCTCGTTTACCTTAGATTTCGCTTTCTTAGCTTTTTTCTTTACAGGCATATCTACGAGCCTTTCTTTTTTTTCTTTTTAAAGTTTCTGCTACGATTGGCCGATTTACTTTCTATCGTAACGCCATCCTTGTTACTACCGCCCTTACTCAACGCTTTCTTATGACTGATGTCTTTACCTTCACGTTTGTCAGCCTTTCCGTTACCGTTAGCATCTTTGCCCTTCTTGTCCATAGCCCTTCTGGCTTTTTGCCTTTCCATACGGGCCTTGAAAGCCGAACTGCCTACAGGGGCGTTAACCTGCTTTTTACGTTTTTTCTTATCAGCCATAATGTTTAAGAACTTTCATCACAATAGTATAGCTGTCACCGTTTGAGTGACCTACCGTAGTGAAATCTATATCTCCCGTAACACCGCTACCTGCATTGTTGGGTATGCCTGAGAAGCTAGAAAAGTCTAGATTATCTGAGTAATCAGCAATAAGATTCCACGCCAAAACATTTGAACTAGCGTCAAAATCAATTGTCACGCTCATGCCAATAGTGCTGTACCATATCCCGTATATTGAGACACTGCTACAAGCCTGCTTAGTGACTGGGTTAACCACTAAAGCAGAAGCGTCAATCTTCTTAACTGCGTCTTCCCCAGATCCATCACTAGCATTGGTAAACTTGAATGTTGCAAACTGAGCGCCGTCCGATATTGTCTGTGTTGCTACCGTGTCAGCCATTGTAAGCCTCCGTCAAAGGGGCATTTCTGCCCCAATAAAATAGTTACCCTACTGTAGAGATAGGCGTACCTACAGAGCTTGCCATCCACACTTGCTTGCCGCCAGTCACAGCAGTTATACAGGTAATACGGCATCTGGAGCCTATTCCTGAACCCGCTACAAAGGTAAACGTGTCCCCTGCGTTTGTGATAACAGGGTTAGCCGCAGTACCTGCCGCTAATTGCGTTTGGGCCAAGAAGGTGCTACCCGTCACAGTGGGGATAACGATAGTCGTTGTTTTGCCAGAACCTACAGCAGTGGTTACCAAGAAGTCGAAATACGCGCCTTCCGTTGCGGTAGCGGCGGCTGGTAAGGTAATAACATTATCCAAAGTGCCGTGGATTAGAACGATAGCACCAGAGTCAGCGATAGATAGGGTTTCAGATATTGCCCCTGCCGCTTCCCAAGTCTTCACCACAGAGCGTTTAGCTTTCACCGCGCCCGTTATAGTGGTTGCACCTGTAACAGCTAGAGTGCCGGTAACTGAAGCGTTACCGCTTGCATCAACTGAAAATTTTGTGGTTTCAGCGCCTGTTGTGCTATTTACTTCAATGGAGTCAAATCCATTAATAGAACGAACGGGGCCGTTAAAAGTTGTCTTACCCATGTGATTCTCCTGTCGTGGGTGAGTCTGCTATCAAGCAGTCAGGATTAAAAGGGGGAGAAATCTCCCCCCATGCAACGATACCATTAAACCTTAATAGGTCAATAGCATTATTACGCTCCGGGCGATCCGTAGATGCCCAGTGGATCAGATACACCGAACGAGTATCGCTCACGCGCCTTATAGCGCACATTACCCGTATCGAAATCTCCGTCCATGCTAGTTTCAAGAGCCGTTCGCTCAAAGTGCTTCATGCCGTTTGGAATATCGGTCATAACAAAGAAGGCATTAGTGTCAGTCAGGTAATGATTGACCGCATAGCCTTCAGGGATAGCACCCATGTTGCGAATAGCATTGATGTCGTTATCGGCAGTATTTACTCGCTGAGTAGTTTCCAACAAGCGATCCGCAACAAACATCAGGTTAGCTGGAACAATTAAACGAGTAGGACGAGCCGCAATAAGCAATCCGCGCTCATCTATGTATCCTGCAATAGTGATAATTGCATTCTCCAAAGATGTTTCGTTTAAATCAGCGCCAGTGGTAGGACGGTTGCTGTTGAAGCCACCACCTACAGTTGGGTGACCGCCACCACCAGTAACACCATCGCCAACAGCAGTGAACAGGTTTACACCGTCACCAGACTGAAAAGCGTTAGTGAAACCATTGTTAAGAGGATTAACCGACTTAACTTGCTTGGTATATGCCATAGCGCGAGCGAGAGCTTTGGTGTAACGTGCAGACAACGAATCATACAAGTTGTCCTCCATAGCCTCTTCGGTTATAGAAAAACCAGTAGCAATAGTTTCGTGGTTGTAACGGGCAGTGAAGGATTCTTGCGCTGAATCATAACTGATTGCAGAGCCTTCATTCTTAACTGGAGCCGCAGAGAAACCACTCAACTTCACCTCTTCTTCAAACGAACGGTCAGAACTCTCTGTTTCATAGATGAGAGTGTGTTCATCTTCATACTTTTCATACTCAAGACCAAACAAAGCATTAAGGCCGGGGAGTAGCTCTTTGAGCATTTGTGCGCGTGAAATAGCCATTTCCTATAACTCCTTATACGCCAAGTTTAGTTTCGTATGCATGACTAAGCGGAAGGTAAGTAACAAGACAGTCAGTAAACGCATCGCCTACAGTGCTGTTTGGGCCTTCTACAAATTCAATTACACGAAGTGGGAGTGTGTTAGTCGTTGCAATAGATCCGCCATCTAGCGCGTTTCTGCTTCGACCAATTGAGGTTGAACCCGCAGTATTAACCGCTGAGATGTTGTTACCAAGCCCAGTTTGAGCTATAGCTTCATCACCTTGCATACGGAATACTAGTTTGGGATCGTCACAGACATACGCCATGATATCAGCGGCAACAGTTGACGCTGGATAGTGCTGACTAAATGTCATCTGGTTTGTGGTGGGATCAGTGAAAGAGCATCCCATGAAAATACCGACAGTTCCAGCGGCAACTGATGTTGTAACTGCGGCTTTTTCTACAGTTCCAGCGGCAACCAACTTAACAAAATCGCCGTAAAAAATAGCGGTTCCGTAATTGCTTGCAATCTTTATGTGACGAACTTTTCCGTTAAAAGAGCCGCTCGCACTAAGAGTATCAACTGGTTCTGCACCTGTTGGAGTTGCAGTAGTAGCCATTATGGCCTCCTAATTGAGTTAATTACTTAGTTAAGGAGCCTCCCCCAAATGGGTTAGCTCCTGCCAAAAGTTGTCCTAGAACTACGCTCTGGAGTTAACAGAGGCATTCTTGGATCATTCTCACGCAAATAATTCTGGTCTACAGAATCCATTTGATTCTGTGCAACCTGCTGAAAATGCTTAGTGCGCGATTCCATCTTGGCTCTTGGTGCCTTACACAAAAGCAAACCACCTACCTCAATGTTACCAGCAAATTTAGAATTAATATCAGATTCAAGCATGAGTTCTGGATGATCTTCGTGCTTACAAGCCTGCCAACCCTCCCTAAACATACGAGAAACATGAGTATTATCTGATTCGCCTAATGTAGCCGTTCGTATCCACCTAAACATCCAACCGTCTTGCGGGGTTGGATCTGGAAGCAACGAAGCTGGCATCCATGAATCACTAGCTCTAGCATCTTCAATGCGTGAAGACTTTTCTCTGGGTTTGCGCTCTTCAGTCATCTCAAACTCTCCTTCTCTTGTTGTCTGGAATACTGTTCATTGGTAAGCCCAAGTCGCTTGGCGAGAGCAATTTGGGTAGAGGTCATCTTCAATTTGCGCGGTTTTACACCATTACTTCTGCTTGATGGTGCCACTACCGTGGAGCGATGATTGACAGTCGAAGTCGCGTTACCTCTATTAGAATCGCTTTTATCCTGCCAATCAAATGATGGATACGCCTCTCGCATTCCAGTGTCAATAAACTTGAAATACTCAGTCGTATTAGCTTTTATCTTGTGATCATCAATAGCTTCTTCATGCAACCCGTAAGCAGTTGCGGTCATCCTCTTGTTTCCCGGAGACATAAACCAAGAGTTATTTTCGGCCCACTGCTTGGCCTCTGGATCTATAGGCAGTGGAGATGGTTGTTGCTGTTGCTGTTGAGGAGCAGGCTGATAATTCTGCTGTTGCCTAGCAGGCTGTTGAGCGGCAAGGTTTCTTTCGTACTTTGTAGCCTCTGCCATCTCAGC